CGGAGGTGTATACGGCGCCAAGAAAACCAAGGAAGATATTAAGAGCATTGACAACGCCAAAGATTTTAAGCCTAAAAAATTAGCCGTGGGTGGTCAACCGGGCGCTACCGAAGCCCAGCAAAAGTTCTACAATAAAAACAAGGCCGACGCTAAGGTTAAGGAAGACAAGGCACTGTACGAGACCGTTGGCTCACGCGGTGACGCAGCTCGTAAGGGCATGTCAGAGGGTCGTATGGACCCAATGGGCAGCCCATATAAAAAAGGTGGAAGGGCCTGCAAATAATGCCAATTAAATCTAAGGCACAACAGGGCGCCATGTACGCCGCCGCGGCAGGTAAGTCAACCCTTGGCATCCCTAAAAAGGTTGGCAAAGAGTTTGTTAAGGCCGGTCCTGCGTCAAATAAATTACCAAACAAAGTAGCTAAAAGGGCCGCAGGCCGGGGGCGCTAAATGGCGTATAGTAACACCACTGGCAACACAAAGATTAATGTTGACCAACTAATATCATACGCGTTTCGTGATGCCGGTAAGATGGCAGAAGAGATGACGCCTGAGTACGTTAACGCAGGTAAGCAGGCTCTTTTCTACAACCTACAGAACCTTTCCAACCTTGGTGTAAACCTTTGGCTACTGGAAAACAAACTGGTGGGTGCATTAACTGCCCAGCAGTATCTAACCCTTCCGTCTACTACAATCGACGTGCGCGAGGCTAACTGGGTCTATATCATTAACTCAGAAGCCGACGAGTACCTCCCGGTTGCTAACCCAGACTCACCTGCAGTATTTGCCCAGAACTTAGACATTGTGTCTACGTCTACAATTGGCAATAACTGGTTTGGTTTGTACTACGAAGGCGGCCAGAGCGTCTACTACATCGGCGTTAACGGACACGCTACCGGTGGTGGCACACAGACGTACAACTTTGCGTACGAGACCAGCACCGACGGCATTACCTGGACCACAGTAACGCAGTTACCAGAGACCACTTTATCAGACAGAGAGTGGGCCTACTTCCCGTTGTCTATTACTCCAGTCAACACATTCTACCGTCTCCGTGAGACTGTAGCAACCACCTTCTCAGTACGTCAAATCGTTTTCTCAACCAGCCAGCAAGTTATTCCTTTGGCTCGCTTGAACAGAGATGACTACTGGAACCTCCCTAACAAGCAGTTCCCAAGCCAACGCTCGCTACAGTACTGGTACGATCGTCAGATTGATCCTAAGATGTACTTGTGGCCCGTGCCAAATAATGACTTCCAAATGTTCCAGCTGCTAATTGAAAAGCAAATGCAAGACGTTGGTTCGTTGACTAACGAGCTGTACATTCCAGACCGTTGGATCAACTCGGTACAGGCTTCACTGTCACATCGTCTGTCCATGCAAATTCCTGGCGTTGATGGCGGTAAAATTGCTTACTTAGAACAACAAGCCGACAAGCTGTTTATGCAGGCCAACAACGAAGAGCGCGACAAGTCGCCTATTTATTTTCAACCTAACATAAGCTACTACACACGATGACCAGCGCCTATGAAATGACGTACACTAATCTTGTACAGGATGTAATAAATTACATGGAACGTAACGACGCTCAGTTTGTGGCGCAAATTCCTAGCTTGATTGGATTGGCTGAGTCTGCTATTGCCGCTGAGTTAAAGACTTATTTGCAGATGACGGTAGTAGAGACAACATTACTAGAAAACCAAGTCATTCTTGACAAGCCAGCTCGCTGGAGAAAAACAGTTTCTATGAAGACTAACGGCAAACCAATGCTAATGCGCTCACAAGACTACATTGCGCAATACCAATCAGAATCTGATCCTGGATTACCACTATATTACGCTGAGTACGACTACAACAACTGGGCGTTTGCTCCAGCACCCGATCAAGACTATCCTGTAGAGATTATCTACTACAGTGAAATTCAACCGTTAGATGCCTCTAACCAACAAAATCTTTTTACCAGAGAAGCACCGCAGGCGATGTTGTTTGGTACGCTATTGCAAGCGCAAGGGTACTTAAAAGCGTTAGACAAACTTCCTGTCTGGAAGAGCTACTACACAGACGCCTTAGCCGCACTGAAGAAAGAAGACAACACACGTCGCGTAGACAGAAACGTTTCAGTTCAGGAACCTTAATATATGACCACTTTTACATCACCCTTTACTGGTAACGTTGTTCAACCGACGGACGTATCCTACTATGCTCTCTCATTTAGCGCCAATACTCAGCTTTACTGGCCCGCTATCGTTAATCCTACACAAATACCTTCTGCTCGTATTATGGATTGCGTTGCCTCTACTACCGGTCTGTCTATTTCTTTACCTGACGCCACGCAGGGTTCGGTTGGTGAAGACATACTGTTCCGCAATTTGGGAATCAATACTTTTGTTATTAAAGACGCGGCTGGTGGTCAATCCATTAGCGTTGCCGCTGGTAAGGCTCGTTATATTTACCTTACCAATAATAGCTCTGTTGGTGGCGTTTGGTCTAGCTTAGAATTTGGCGCTGGAACATCTTATGCTGACGCGGCAGCTCTTCAAGGCGCCGGTTTAGCTACCATATCTGGTAGATTAGCTACTACACAAAACATTGTAAACGTAACATCAACACCAACAATTAATGACGCAAGCCGAGCTGCTACATTTGTTTGGAACAGTGGCGCTGGCACGTTCACCCTCCCATTAGTTTCTTCTTTGTCTACTGGCTGGTTTATTGGTTTTAGAAACAACGGAACTGGTGCACTAACAATTGCTGCGCAATCTCCTAGCTTAATTAATGGTCAAAGTTCCATTACCGCAAATCCTGATGATTCTGGGTATATAGTATACGATGCAAGCACATCCGGTTTTGTAACCGTCGGACTGACAGCACCGGCAAATATTACTTTTACGTCAGCAACCTATGACGTTGACTCTATACCAGGGTCTACATTTAGCTTAGTAACTTTTGCTCCAATTATTCAAACCTACATTGCGCAAACTGGCAGTCGTACTACCGGGTTAACTATTACATTACCAGCAACTACCCAACTTTATATCTTTAATAATGACACTGGGCACAGCGACTATAACGTTCAGTTTCAAATTGAAGGCAGCGCACAACCACCACTAGTTGTTGGTGCTGGAAATATTGCCACTGTATTAAGTGACAGTCAAAACCTATACCTGTTAACATCCACAACAAGCAACACTTTTTATGCTGTTAACGGTCTTGCCGCAGCACCATCGTATTCATTCATAACCGATGCAACAACTGGTATGTACTTACCAGGATCTGGTATTCTTGGCTTTGCTGCTAACGGTATTCAAATGGCGTACATTGACAACACAAACACATTGTTGCCAAAGTTTAAAATAAACGCAACATTAACGGCAAACTTAATTTCTGGCGGAACGTTCTAAATGGCGGCTGATAATCAGCAACAGGACATGTCGCAGTACGCAAGAATTTACAGTTTAGCAGTAGCTCCTGGAATTAAGCGTGACGGAACTGTCTTTCAAGCAGACCAGTACACCGATGGTGTGTGGTGCCGCTTTCAACGTGGTGACCCTAAAAAAATGGGAGGCTTTGCCACGCTGTTTACGAGCTTTAATGGCATCTATCGTGGCATGATTAACATTCCGTACAACGGCGTTAATTATGTTTTTGCTGGAACTGCAAATAGCCTAGACGTGTTTACCACGGGGACAACCTATGGTTCTGGTAGCGGCCCTTACATTGCCAACATGCTACCTGGAATTGTTCAGGCCACAGTAACGGCAAACACCACAACACAGATCACCATCCATGGTGATGGGTCTACAGTTTTTGCTGCCGGCGAAGAAATTATTTTTACAAATTCTAGTTCGGCAACAACCTACACGGTTAGTTCAGCAACGTATACCGGAGGAGTTACAAATAGTACAGCTATTGTATTTACTCCAGCGGCTCCTGCAGGAACAATTACGCAAGTTTGGTTAAAAGGTACATCGTTCACAGCAGACGACAGAAATAATTGGCAATACGACGCACAATTTAGTCCATCTGGTGGGACGTTAAACCTAATAACTCACCCAGGTTTAAATTTACAAAATATTGATAGTGGCGTTGCTTCTCAAATATTGGTTGGTAACGTAGCTCCAGATGCAAATAACCAGTTTAATTTTACTGGGTTGTCTGATAGTGAAGGTCAAAATCCTACGTATCAAAAAATTTCTGTAGACGGTGGAGTCTGTGTATTGTATCCGTTTATATTTGTGTATGGATCACATGGATACATTGCCAACAATAATGTAAGCGGCGTATACAACGAACAAACATTGTACGACTGGAATGGCCCATTGGCTAACCAAGTTAACGTATCCTCTTCTAAAATTGTTAAGGGTATGACAATGCGTGGCGGTACTAACGCGCCGTCCGGATTGTTTTGGTCTACCGACAGTTTAATTCGTGTGTCTTTTAATTCACAAGCCACATCGGTATACTGGTCTTATGATATTATTTCTAGCCAAATATCTATCATGTCGTCTAATTCCGTGGTTGAAATGGACGGAACATACTTTTGGATGGGTGTTGATAGGTTCTATCAATACAATGGTAGCGTTGCGGTTTTACCAAACGACAAAAACGTAAACTGGTTGTTTAACAACCTTAACTATACACAGCGTCAAAAAGTTAGGCTCTACGCGGCGTAGGTGCATACGACGATTAATACCGGTAAGCCCTTCTTGGCTTGGCGTACCTGTTAACCAACTAATGTCGTTGGTAGTAATGCTAGAGTACACAGCCAATTCGTTTTGCGGCGTAACTTGGTTTAATCCGTGCTCATGCTGCCAAATTGTGTAACCGCCAGAAATTGGATACACCAATGTACCAACGGGAATAGATACTGTGATTGGTGTCCCCAAGGTCACTAACGTGGCGTTATACGAAAAAGTATATACACTGGCAGTTACTGGGTATACCTTTTTTGGGTCA